CGACCGAGACTCCGGTTTTCTGGGAGAGCTTGAAGAACTCATCGCCTACGCGTGCCACTGGCATGACCAGCGCCGTGATGCCCACGCCCAGCGCGGCGATGCTGGCTCCGGCGAGCAGGCCAGCGGGGCCCAGCTTGCCCAGGACCGAGCCCAGCATACCGAGCTGGTCGGTGGCGGCCTGTAGTTGGAACTTGGCATCGTTGGCGGCAGACGACAGCAGTTTCAAACCGCCGGACGCTGGCGTGGCTGCCGCCTCGATTTTTTTGAGCGAGCGCTCCCCCTTCTCGCCGATCTCGGACAGCTCGGCCTTGACCTTTCCGCCGTCGATGACGGACAGGCGGATGGAGAGATTGCGTTCAGCCATGGGGAATCCGTCTTCGCTTTATTCGTCTTGGTGAAATGCGCTGATGAGGCCCGCCTCTGCCGCCGGAAACAGATCAATTGCTGTAGCCTTGTCCAACCCAGCGCACTCGCAAGTGAGCATCCAGGCGTTGAGATCCAACCCGACCACGCGGCCCTGCGCCATGCGCAACTGGCTGGCACACAGTTCAACGGCACTGGCGGCTTGCCAGCCTTCCAGGCTCAGTGGCGCGTTCATGGTGTAGGGACACTCGGGGCACGCATTGGGACAGGCGTTGCAGTAAGCAGGCCCGCCACCGAAGTGCCACGCGGTGCGGGCCTTCAGACGTTTTTTTCGGAATCCAGGGCGTAGAGGCCGGCGAGGTATTCACGCTCGAAGGCATCGGCCAGCAGCCAGTGCTCCATCAGCGCCGCCACACCTTCAGGCGTGACGGCGGCCGGTTTGCCTTTGTCATCGGCCACGCCTTCCCAGGCGAGCACGGCCAGCTTGGCCAGTTCGGTGATGAGGGTCGCGGTGCGTTCGCCCGCAGCGGCGGTATCGGTACCGGCCACTTTGGAGGCGGCATGGCGCGCGGCCATCACCAGGGCAGTCGTGGCAGGGCGGACCTGCAGGCGCACGCCTGCGGCCAGCGTGATCCAGTGCGGTTCACGTGCAATGTTGAGTTTGATCATGAGGGCGTCCTGGGAGTGAATCAATAAGTGGTCACGTCGTTGAGCAACTCGACGGTGAGCATCTTGTTGGCTGCGACGTTCTTGGCGGCTTGCCATTCAAAGGTGGCCTGAATGCCGCCCGGCCCAGAGATGGAAACCTTGGGCTTGGGCAAATAAACCTCATGCGCAATGAAGGTCAGCCTCTTGGTCGCATCGATCGTGTAGGCGAAGGTCAACTCCAGCGGCGTGTTGTTGGTCGCCGCATCGATGAGCTGGGTGTCGGCAAATCGCACCTCCAAGTTGCCAGTGAGGCTGGCCACTGTCGGGTCGGCGCCATCAATCTTTCCGTCCGATCGGATGGTCTCAATGCGCTCGAGGTTGTTCGAGTAGGTCAGTTGAGCCGAGACCACGTTGCCGAGGGCCGTGCCGCCCTTCTTGATGGATCCCTGGAACTGGTTGAAGCGCAGGATGTCGCGCGTCGTCGGTGTGGAGTCGATGGTGGCAGCCTGCTTGACCTCACCTTGGGCGATCAGGCCGACTGTGGCATTGGCCGCACCCGAGCGGGCAAAACCCACCTGCAGGCTGTTGACCATGACGCCGGATGCCACAAACCAAGCCGGAATATCGGGCAGACCCGTCTCCAGACTGAGGCTGGGCAAACTGGACTTGCCAGAAATAAAGGTGTGTGTCAGCGTGCCGGTGCCTGTGGTGGTGGCGCTGCCCAGCAGGGCTTTGAGCCACATGCCGATATTGCGCACATCCACAGGCACGACCATGTCGCCTTCGACCTTGATCACATCTCGAATCGGCGCATTAGGCTCACGACCCAGACCGATCAGGTCGTTGGCAATCAGCCCCTGTTCGGAGCCGAGTGTTGTCGATACAAAAGGCAGCTTCCAGTAGTCGCCCACTGGGTTGCTGCCATAGGTGGTTTCGAACGCAGCCAAGAGGCTGGCGTTCGCGCCGTAAGCACGGGCCATAGGTTGTTCTCCTTCGGATTTGGGATTCAGTTCAGCGGCCCTGAACTGCTGTAGTGCAGGACCATGGTCAGCAGGCAGGCCTTGATGCCACTGGTCCCATCGGGGGCCAGTTCATCGAATTTGGGAGGGCCGATTTCGGCGTGCTCGATAACGCCACTGAGCGTTCGGTCGACTTCGATCAGGGTTGCCAGTTCAACCAGCAAGCCGTCCATGCGGGCATCACGCGCGCTGGCATCTGGGTCGGCGACAAACAGTTCGATGGCCACCTGGTGCTGCCAGTGGTAGGTCAGCGGCGAGAGCGACACTTCGGGCTCGCCCATTTCGCCGTCGCGCAGGATGGCCATGGCTTGATCTGACACGCGCTCAGGCAACGCGGCGTTGCGTTTGACCGTAGCCCCGAGGGACAACTGACCCAGCACGGCGAAGAGTGCGCCGATCGCGTTTTCACGTTGGCTCATGACACTGCACCTTTGCGGTCGGCTTCATCGAAACGGTTGGCGATGCGGTTAGCCAGAGTGCTGATCCAACGGCTTGAACTGCTGTCGATGTCGAATTTCTTCTTCAGAGTCACTTGGGGTACCAGCAGGAACATCGGGACTGTGACCAGCCCTCGACCAGCCGCTTGGGCCTTTTGCGAGGCAGCGGAGAAGCCACCGCGTTGGCCTTGGCGGGCGCGCTGGTTTTCTGCGACGAGCAGCGACGGTTGGCCACGGCGGTAGACGAAGCGCAGGCGCTGGCCGCGCATTCGCTCCCACAGACCCGGCGTCATGCGTTTGCCGCGCGGGCCCTTGCCGGCGGCCGGTAACGGAATCGCCAGCCAAAACCCATCCTTGGAACGGATGGTGGCGCCCTGGTCATGCGCCCCCACCACCACCGGCGCCCGGCTATAGACCAGGCCGGCGGCCTTGATGCTCATCTGGCCTTTGGGGTAGACCTCGCCGCGCCAGGTGTTGGCCAGGCGCTGCCCCAGGCCTGCACCGGTGATCTGGCTGCGCAGCTCGGTCTTGAGGCCATCGGTGGCTTCACGGATGGAATGCGTGACCGCCTGTTCGGCAATGCGAACCTCGTCAGCCAACATCTGATCCAGATTGCCGGTGAGTGCCGCCATGAGCTTCACAGCGGCGCTCCAGTCAGCGTCCAGATCAAGCGGTCCCGATCCGCCAAGGGCTCACCCACCACCTGGTAAGTCTGGCCAGCAACAGTGAAGCGCTCGCCCTCGCGGGGCGAAGCTACGTCGCAGACCATCACATCGAAACGGTGGGTGGCCAGTGCCAACCGGGTGTCACCGAAAGACTCGACGACATCGGCCTGCTTGGCGATGAAGCGGGTGGCAATCTCACGACCATCGGCCAGCCGATAGGTGCCGGGCACCCCCAGCCGGGCGAACAGGCGCGAGACTGCCCGCTCAAACGCAACTTGCATCGGATTAGGCGGTCAACTTGATCAGCACGCCCGGGCGGTGGCACATGGGCAGCGGGTTGCTCTGGGTGTGCAGGTCAGTTCCCCGGTCGAACTGGCGCGGCGCCTGCTTGGCGTACAGCAACTGGCCCAGCGTGTTGACCGTCTCATTGAAGTCGGCCGGAGCAAAGTAGGTGCCGAAGGTGTCCACTGTGCCCAGCGGAAACGCGTGGGCTTCGCCAGCCGCAATGAATCGGCGGGTACCGAGTTCCCCGTTGGCCTGCAGGTAAGCGGCTTGGCCCCGGTATTCCTCGAAGGTGACCCCGGCGTAGGTGAAGCCCGAACGCACATCGTTGATCAGCACCGCGCCTTGCTGCCAGTTGGTGTAAGCGGTCTTGACCTCCTTATGGGTGGTCAGCGCCCGGAAGAATTCGGGTGAGCACAGCACATGCACCCCGGTCATGAATTCACCCTGCAGGGCGTCTTCGATCTTGGTGAGCAGGTCATAGCAGTGGCCCTTGACCTCGCTGTTGGCATTGGCCAGATCGAAGTTGACCGACTGCGGCGTGATCTGGAATTCGTTGAACAAGTTACTGATCACACTGCCGTCAGCATCCAGGATTTCGCCTTTCAGGGCACCCATGCGCAGGTGCTCGAGCGTGATGGCGTGCTTGTTGCGCATGGTCTCCAGGTGCCGGGCCAGCACACCGGAGATCGCTTCCATCTCGGTTTCCGAGCCGAAAGCGCGGATGCCCTGGACTTCCTCGGGCAGGACCACATCGTCGTGCGGGATGTGGG